TCAGTTCAGCAGCGGATCGGCTTGGTGCGCGTCCCTGTTCACGAGCTGGGTCAGGGTCAGCGCCGCCTTCTCGCGCTGTTCCTCGAAGACGTGCCCATACACGTCCATCGTGATGCTGGCCCGGCTGTGCCCCATGCGGTCCGCGATGGCCTTGGGGTCGAGGCCCTGATAGATCGCCAACGACGCGTAGGTGTGGCGGATGTCGTGAATCCGGATGCGGCGCACCTCCGCGCGGTCCAGTAGCGCATACCAGTCGCGCAGCAGGTTGCGGGGGTGGTACACGGTCCCCAGTGTGGTCGGGAACACCAGGCCGTGTTCCTCCCAGTCCTCGGCCGCGGCGTCGCGCTCCTGGTGCTGCCGGGCGCGGTGCACGCGCAGCGCTTCGAGCGTGTCGGGGGGCAGAGGAATCCGACGGCGACTTGCCTCGGTCTTCGGGGTGGTGATGGTGGCCCGGTTGCCGACCAGTACGCAGTTGTGCCGCACCGTGATGACGCCGCGCTGAATGTCGGTCCAGTGCAGGCCGCACAGCTCGCCCCGGCGCATCCCGGTGGTGAGGGCGAGATAGACCAGGCCGTAGAGTCGGTCGTCCGTGATGGCCGCGATGAGCCGCTGGACCTCGCTGGGTTCCCACACCTTCAGGTCCCGCTTGGACGGCTTGACCCGCTTCACCGCGTCCACCGGGTTGCGGTAGATCAGGCCGAGCTGGAGGGCGTGCCGCAGAGCGGTCCCCAGCAGCGTCACGGCCCCCGCGACGGTGGTGGGGGAGAGGAAGGGCATCGGCTCGGGCGGAGGGGCGCCGGGCTTGGGCTTGCGTTTGCTCTTGGGCGGCTGGCGACGGGTACTCAGCAGGGTCGTCTGCCACTGCTGCACGTCGAGCGGCGTGAGCTTCTGGAGGTGCTTCAGGCTCAGGTGCGGCCCCACGTACAGCTTGATGAGGTCCTCGCGCTTTTGCTGCGTGCTGGGCTTGAGTTCGCTCGCCGTATCACGCAGCCACACGTCCAGAAACTCCCCAACCGTCATGCGGCTGGGGTCCACCAGGGCGTTCTCTTCCTTGAGCCGCTGGAGGTGGCGCAGCTTGTCGCGCACTTCCTTTTGGGTCTTGCCGCTGACGTACTTGCGCTTAATCTTGCCGAGGCCATCAATCTGGACGGTGATGGCCGCCCGCCATGTGCCGTCGGCGGTCTGGTAGATGGAGCCTTCGCCGTTGCTGCGCTTTTTTGCCATCTCATCTCCCCTTGAAGGCAAAAGTGAATGCCACCCCAGGCGAGCCGGGGCGGCATGAGGTTGGTAGAGCGATTAACGGACGGAGGTCAGCTTCTTGGTAGACAAGGCTTCGCGGTCCTTCATGACGGAGCGTGCGATATCCATCGCGGCCTCCCGAATGCCTGTTGAGCAGGCCAGTGCATCCCGTCTCGGTTCGATCAGAACCCTGCCTGTCGCTGTAGTGACGACCGCCGATCCTACGGTCTTGCTCTTCATGGGCACCTCCAAGGGGTTTAGAGCTGTCTGGAGTGTACTGGAGCAGCATGACGTACGCCTTAACGGTCGGAGGGCTCCGTGCGCTGGGTCTGAAACAAGCGGGGATCACTCAGGCACAGAGACAGAGAGGCCAAAACTGGCTGACAGTACGCATTCCAGATTTCCCACACACGGTCATAGGAGCCGAAGGCGTCAGCTTCCGGGCTGTCGATATTGACGACCGCGATCGGCTCTCCCGTCCTCCCCTTCACGGGCAGGTTGATCACAGATAGGTAGCCGTGGTCGCCGGGGTTGCCCTCCCGCCGAACATCCGGGGTATAGACGATCTTGTTCTCCTTGAACGCCACTGAGGCGCCCCACTGGTCATTCGAGAGGTCCAAGGGGCGAGGCAGATTGTTGCTGCGTCCCCGACCACCCGGCTCAATCCGCACCAGCCACAGCCGGGAGCAATCGGCATTCGGCACGGTCAGGTTTGCTGAAAACGTGCCCCTGTGCTCGTCATAGAACCCGTCGAAGATCGCCAGAAGACACTTGAGATAAGAGTCGACGGCCTCGGCCCCAACTCGGCCTCGCGGGTTGGCCTGCATGATCTCCCGCAACTGCCGATGCGTATGCTCTACACCATCCTCGTGCATCCTCGCTGCACCCTTCCAGTGCTCGAAGACCCGCTCTGCGGCCTCTATGGCGGCTTCCGAGGCAGCGTGAGTGGCTTCAGCCTTAGCCTCTGCCAAAGCGTCTTCCAGTCGCTTCTTCTGGGCTTTCTCTCGAAGATCGAGGCCCGTTTTGACCAGCTTGGTAAACGCGGTGTACAGGGCAACTACCAGAGCGGTAATGACCACCCACAGGCTCTGCGACGGGATGCCACGATATGCGGCATACACGGCGACACCTGCGAGAACCAGCCCGACCAGATCGCCAGAGGCAATGAAGTTGTTGGTCCAGCGCCTGCGCCTTGGCCCGTCTTGGGTGAAGTCCAGCAAAGAGGACCACAGACCTTTTTGAGTACGCGTCATCTCATCTGCCTCGGGCATGGCCAGCTTCCCTTCAGTTCAGCTCGCGCTTTGGCCGTGCCGCTTCGAGGTCGGCCACAAGCTCCCGCATCAGATGATCCAGACGCTTCGTTCGGGGATCGGTCACCCGCTCACCTGTGTCCAAGTTCACCCGCTCCGTCACCAGGAACGCGAAGTGAGCTCGCGCGATCCGGTCCCCAATGCCTTCCATCTGGACGCGGGTGGGTCGCCCCGGCAGGTAGACGAAGTCCCACTCGTCCTTGGCGCGAGGCCGACTCGAATCGGTATAGGCCGAGTGGTAGGTCGGTTCACCTTCGATGCCCTCTTCGGCCTGCCAGGCGCGAATCAGAGCATCTGTCTTCTCTCTGTTAGTCCCGACTAGGTCGGAGCGGGCCTTGAGCAGCCAGGCTTCGCCCTCATCCGGACGCTCGTTATGGAATTGCAGGGGATGGCGTTGCATCAGATCCGCCTGATCTGGAAGGGGCGCAGGTACACGGCATAGACGCACCCGCGCGGGATGTACTCCGCGCGGGCCGTCACAGGGGGGATGTTGTCGTTGAGGCTCAGGAGTGCGGGCTTACCCCGGTCCACCCCACGGAGTTTCACCACATAGCCGTTGGGCGTCTCGAAGATGCACGGCCGGGTCTGGTTGTAAGCATCGTAGGGGTTCACCAGCACGATGTCCCCGTGCTCGATCAAGCCCGTCATGCTGTGACCGATCACCTGATAGGCCTGCGCACCGGGGTAGTACTGGGTGCCCTTCAGCATGATTTCGAAGCTGCTGTCCACCTCGAAGTCGTCGGTGTCGACGGGCGCGAGAGGAGCACTGGCTTGCGCAACGCCGTAAAGCGCGAGGGTGCGGCTGTCTCTAACATAACTGCGAGGTAAGAAAAGGCTGGCAGGCATTCGCATGGCTCCTTGGTCAGTTGAGAAGCGATTTGTCGTCACGGATACCGACCACGCGGTATACGCGGCCGAGCACCTGGACGTCGTCAGTGGCAGGAATGAAGTTCAAGGCGTAGGCCGGATTGTCAGCGGTCCACGCCGGGCCGGTCGGGAGCTGGGAATAACGACGGACGTGAACGCGGCCTTTGTGGACGATCACGTACACGCCTTTCTCTGGCGTGGTTTTGTCGGTGTCGAAGTAAATGGACTCGCCATCGCGGATGCGCGGCTCCATCTCGTTACCTTCCATCACCGTCTGCCGCCAGTTGGCCGGATGTTTGCCCTGGTTCGGCGTCAGGTTCAACCCCTCCGGCTTCGCGTTGGGATGGGCGAGCTGCTGGAGGATATAGACCGGCGTCGGCTCAGCGGTGGCGAGTCGCTCGGCACGGGGGGCGCCGAGATCGATTCCTGTTTGTTCCTGCATGTCAGCTAGGCTCCACTCAAGAGCGTCAGCGAGGGCCATCAGTTTATGGTGGGTCAGGGTAGGCAGAGGGCGTGCGCCGCGCTCTACCTCTGAGTAGTACGACTGAGACATGCCCGCTTTCTCTGCCAACAGTTCCTGAGAGAGCTGGAGCTGCGTGCGGCGCATCTCAATAGCAATCGCCCATGTCGGCTTTTTCGGGGGGGTGGGTCGTCGCGTCGTCATTGTCACTGCCGTTACCATGATGGTGGTACTACGCACATGGTAGGCATCCGGTTCCCACTACCCAAACGTCATAACGCTCAGTTGGCTTGACTCCTACTATTATCATGGTAGTCTAGCGGCATGACGCAGAACCCGTTTGGGACTTGGCTGGCGGAGGCTCGTGCGGAAAAGGAGTGGTCGCAGGAGCAACTGGCTACTGAGACTAAGGGCGAAGTCAGCGTCAAGACGATTTCGGCCATCGAGCAGGGACGGATTCAGGACCCGCGGCTGTCTACGGTCGAAAGCCTCTGCCGTGCTCTCGGCCGCTCTTTTTTTGCCGAGGCTCAGCGTTATAACGCTGAAACTCTGGAGGCCAGCGCATGACCCTTGCCTACACCTACGAGGAGGCGGCCCAGCAACTCCGCTGCGACAAGAAGCTCATCCGCGAACTCGTCGCCAGCGGGGAGCTGGTCGCCTTCACCGTCAGCAGCCACCGGGACGCCCGGAGCGTCCGCATCAGCCGCGCCGAACTGGAGCGCTTCATCGCCACCCGTGAGGAGGCGCAGCGCACCCGGTTCGGCGATCTGACCCTCGGCAATACGGCGCGAAACAGCGCCTGAGCAAACACCAACCCCCTCCGGTCATCGCTGCTGGAACAGCTCTCGGAGGGGGGAAGGAGACAGAGACATGGTACACGACGCGGCCCCCATCACCCTCACCACCGCCGACGGGCGCATCTGGGAACAGGTGCCCGGCCCCGCACACGCCAGCATCCCCGGCGTTTTGCGGCTGGATTTCCGGAGCGGTCACCGCAAGGCCACGCTGTTCAAGCCCGCGACCTCCTGCGTGGCGCGGCTGGGCACCCCCAGCGGCAAGCGCCTGGTCATCGTCAGCATCACCCTCCCCGGCGCGGCCGTGACCCCGAGCGGGAACGTCGAGGTGGCCGCGTGACCGTCGAGCTGAGCGGCTGGGAACTGGTGTGCATCTCGGTGGTGTTCCTGGCCGTCGTGATCGCCGCTTTCCTGGGCGGGATGAGCATCGGCATGGACACGCCCGAGGGCTGCGATCTGTGTAGGCAGTCGGGCTGCACCGGCGCGTGTCGGAAGGGGGGCTACCGCTGATGCACTGCGCCCCCCACCTCACCGAAGCCGATGTGCTGGCTGCCCTCTCGCACCGTGACCAGCCCGTGACGGCCGACGCCCTGGCACGGGCGATGGGGCGCAACCCCTACACCGTCCGCTCTGTCCTGACACGCCTCGCGCGGGCCGGGCTGGCCGAGCAGGTGCCGGTGCCCGGACGCGACGGCTCGGTGACCCGCCTGGAATACCGGAGGGCCGCCTGATGCGGGCCTACCTCCGCTCGCAGTTCGGCCTCGGCCCCCTGGGGCTGCTGCTGGCCCTGCCGCTGGTGCTGATCGCGCTGGTGCTGGGGCAAGACGCCCTGCGCCACGCCATGACCGCCGACCCGCTGCGCCTCCTGATCGTCCTGCCGGAAGTCGGCGGGGCGTGGGCGGCGCTCTTTCTCACCCGGCGCCTTCAGGACGCCGTGGCCGCCGAGGTGACCGCATGACCGCCATTGAACACGTCCGTTCCGACCCCATGCCCCTCGCCATGCCGTCCCAAGGGCTGAGCCGGGACCAGATCGACCTCGTGAAGCGCACCATCGCCAAAGGCGCGACCGACGACGAGCTGAGCCTCTTCGTGCAGCAGTGCAACCGCACCGGCCTGGACCCCTTCGCCCGGCAGATTTACGCCATCAAGCGCTGGGACAACAAAGAGCGCCGCGAGGTCATGGGCGTGCAGGTCAGCATTGACGGACTGCGGCTGATCGCCGAGCGCAGCGGCAAGTATGCCGGGCAGGTGGGGCCGCTGTGGTGCGCCAAGGATGGCGTGTGGCGTGAGGTGTGGCTGGAAAGCACTCCGCCCGCCGCCGCGAAGGTGGGCGTGCTGCGCTCGGATTTCCGCGAGCCGCTGTGGGCGGTGGCGCGGTGGGACAGCTACGTACAGACGAACAAGGACGGGAAGCCCGGCCCGATGTGGTCGAAGATGCCCGACCTGATGCTGGCGAAGGTGGCCGAGGCGCTGGCCCTGCGCAAGGCGTTCCCGCAGGACATGAGCGGGCTCTACACCTCCGAGGAGATGGCCCAGGCGGACAACGCGGCTCCGGCGCCCACCGCTCCCCAGGCCCGCCGCGCCGACGTGACCCGCGAGGTGGCCCAGGCGGCGGGCGTGCAGCCCCAGACGACCGAGACCGACGCCGTGAGCGCCCGGATGCACCACTACAGTCCCAAGCTCGCCGCCCGCCGGGAAGCGCTGAAGAAGTACGGCGTGACCGGCGAGCAGGTAGACGCCCGCCTGACCGAACTCGCCCCCTGGCGCGAGAGCGACGAGAATGCCGAGGCCGCCATGCGGAACCTCGAGGACTGGGGCGCGGCCCTCAAGGCCCAGCGCGAGCAGGCCGCTCAGCAGCCCCAGGAAGCAGCCCCCGTGCAGACCGCCGAGGCGGAAGTGCTCGCCAGCAGCGCCCAGCGTCAGGCCCTCGCACAGTGCGCTGCCCGCACCGGGGCGACCACCAGTGACGACCGGGCGGTGCTGTGGGGCTACCTGACCAGCAGCGACCGGCCCGTGGGCACCAAGGACCTCACCGACGAGCAGGCCCAGGGCCTCCTCGACATGTTCAGCGGCTGGGACAACCACGAGGCCGCTGCCGTCTTCGTCGAAGCCCAGAAGAAGATTCTGCCCTTCTGACCTGCCCGCCCGCTCCGCCGGGGCGGGCCTTCCCCTTCCGTCCCCCCGCCACCGAGGTTCCAGATGAAACAGACCCAGCACTACCCCGTCCGCGCCCACCGCACCGAGACCAAGTACAACCCCAAAGACGACCTGATCAGCCTGCTCGATGTCCAGGTGCCCGCCGAGGCGCTGGAGTTCCTGCGTGCTGCCCACGAGGCCCAGGGCAGCAAGGACGTGACCTTCACCGTGCAGGTCACGGACCGCGAGGACGGCGAGTTCCGGAAGCTGGCCTTCACCTCCAAGGGCAGCAAGATGAAGGACTTCGTGCCGGTCGCCTCGCTGGAGAAGTGGCACAACTCGCACGACAACCTCACCGAGCTGTTCGACCACGTCACCTACGAACTGGCCCTGATCGTGCAGGTGCGCGAGATGCAGGACGGCCCCGGCCTCTTCGAGGAACCTCAGCCCGAGCCAGTGGCGGCGGGCGTGCTGAACGCGCCGAAGGAAGTGCTCGCGCTGCCCGCGCCGGAGGTCGTGGAAGCCGAGTTTCAGGACTGGGAGACCACGGCCCGTGAGTTGCTGGCCGTCTGTGGTCCCGAGGTGCTGGCGGACCTGCTGGCGGCCCTGAACCTGCCTGCGCTGCCCGCAGCGGCGACCGACGTGGAGCAGGAGGAGGCACGCAGGAGGCTGCTCCCGGTCCTGCACGTCCTGAACGGGACGGACCTGCTGAAGCAGGTGCAGGACCGAGTCAAGGTGGTTACCACGTTCCTGGCCCGCTGCTCGATGGCGCAGCTCTCGGCCTTGCTGGAGGAGGCGGGGTACGACGCCAGCTCCTGGGATGACCCCAAGAGCACCGACGAGGAAGACGCCGCCGAGTGGCGACAGCTCATCGCGCGGCACTGGGATGAGCTTCAAGGCACTGAGGCGCTGGCGGACGTGTGGGCACAGGTGACGGGAGGCGAGGGCCATGCGCCCGCCGCGGACTGAGGCGGGGGGGCTGCGGCCCCCTCCCTCTCACATCCCGCCGGAGTTCACGCCCGACCTGCGGGTGTTCTGGATTGACCAACTGCGCGGACTGACCGATCACCACCGGGCGGTGATGCTGACGGCCCTCGCCAACCGTTACGGCGAAGCCGCGGCGGCCGAGGTCCGGCAGGCGGTGCCCGCATGACGGCCGCCAAGACCATCAAGTTCCCGGCGCCCACGGTGCCCCAGGAACAGCAGCCCGCCAAGCCCGCGTCGTTCACGCGCCTGGACAACGCCACCGACCTCGAAGTGCTCGCGGACCTGCCCAACGCGCTGCTCAAGCCCGCGCTGTGTCTGCTCAAGCACCGCCACATGCGCCCGGTCCACTGGGGCGAGGTGGCGACCTTCAGCCGCCGGGGAGCCACCCAGACCCGTGAGGCGCTGAGCCGCCTCGCCGACCTGGGGCTGGCCGCCCAGCAGGGGGACCTGTGGAGTTGGGCCGACTCGCCCGCCGCCCGGAAACCCGTTCGGGAATCCGCTCGGAAACCCGTTCGGAAATCCGAATTTTCGACCCTCGCCGAGGCCGTCCAGCACGGCGAATCTCCGACCCCTAAAGAAGGAACAGAAGGAAAGAAGAAAGAAGACACCACCAACACCTACGTCTCTGACCTGTATGGCGCGGCCACGCCGGGGACGGGTGTTGTTGCTGGGGGGAGCATCGCAGAGACGGCACCGCAAGCGCCTAACGGCGCGGCCCCTGGCGGGGCCAGGGCTGAGACGCCTTCCCCTTCACAGGAACAAACCGCTCACCAGCACGAGGAAACCGAAGACGTGACTGACTCTGAAACTGTTCCGCCCGCCGCCGCGCCGCTTGGCTACCGCGCCGCTCAGGACGCGCTCAGCAACGCCGGAGCCTGGGACGTGTGGGCGAACTGGCTGCGCGGCAATCCGGCCCTCAGCCGCAACCGCGCCGCCCAGGATGCGCAGATCGCCCAGTTCGCCGAGTGGGTGCGCGGGGGCCTCATCGAGGAACTGCGCCAGCACGCCCGCGAGATCGTCGTGGCGGGCAGTTTCGCGCACCCGTACCTCGCCCTGGAAGCCCGCATGGACCGCGCGAAGGTCGTGCAGGACGCGAAACAGCAGAACGTCGACGAGACCCGCCGCGCGTTCGGCGAGCCGACCTGCACCCCCGGCGAGCGCCGCCGCGCTCCGGATGGGCAGACCTGGACGGTGGAGGAGGTCGCCTACGGCCTGGTGATCTTCGAGGAGGCCGCCGCGCCGCTGGACGTGCCCGACGCTGTAGTTGCGGAGTGGGCGGTGGTGTCGTGACCGGCAGCCGCAAGACGTTCCGGGTGGCGCTGCCGCACAACGGCCCGGTGTTCTGGGTACGGGCCGAGAACGAGCGCATCGCCGCCGATCAGGTCGCGCACATCCTGGCCGGGCGCTTCCACTACGCCCGCCCCAATCCGAAGCGCGAGGGCGAGTGGCACGTCGAGAAGCATGAGCGGGGCGAGAACTGGGGCACCCGGCACCGCTTCCTGATGACCGAGGTGCAGCCCAAGGCCAAGGCGGGTGAGGGGCAGTGACCACCGACCTGCCCCCCCGCGTCCCGCCCCACAGCACCGAGGCCGAGGTCAGCGTGCTGGGCAGCCTGCTGCTGGACAACGACGCCTTCCTGGCCGACGCCGTGGCCGAGCTGACACCCGGCATGTTCTACCGGGAGGCGCACCGCAAGGCCTTCGCCGCGATGCAGGCCCTGCGCGACTCCGGCGAGCCGGTGGACCTCACCACCCTGACCACCGAACTCGCGCGGGTCGGCCACCTCGACGACGTGGGCGGCGTGACCTACCTGATCGGCCTGGGCGACCAGACGCCCACCGCCGCCTACGCCGAGCACTACGCCCGGATCGTGCAGGAGAAGTGGACCCTGCGGCAGATTATCGCCGAATCCGGGCAGCTCATGCGGGCCGCCTACGAGCAGCAAATCCCGCTCGAAGACCTGCTGACCCAGGCCGGGCAGATCGGCAGCAGCTTGGACGTGCAGGCGAACAAGGGGGCCTTCAGCATCGCCGACGTGGTGGGCGAAGTCGCCCGCGACGTGGCGAGCGGCACCGGCGAGCGCCCCCTCTCCACCGGCTTCTCCGACCTCGACGACCAGCTCAGCGGCGGGCTGTACCCGGCCACCCTCAACGTGCTGGCGGCCCGGCCCTCGATGGGGAAGAGCGCCCTGGCGCTGAACGTCGCCGAGAACGTGGCGGGGCAACTGGCGACCTCCGGCGCGGACGGGCAGGTCGCGGTGATCTCGCTGGAGATGCGCCGTCACCAGCTCGTTGTGCGCCTGCTCTCCGCCGCCTCACGCATCCCGGCGGGCACGGTGCAGGCGGCCATGTACGGGCGGCAGGGCCTCACGCCCGGCCAGAAGTTGCGCTTCGATCAGGCGGCCGGGCGGCTGGGGGGCCTCCCCATGACCTTCCTCGACGACGCGGCGCACGACAGCAGCCTGAAGGCGCTGCCCGCCAAGCTGCGGCGGCTGCACAAGGAAGCCCCGCTGCGCCTGGTCGTCATCGACTACCTGCAACTGATGACCGCCGGGGGCGAAAACCGCGTGCAGGAGGTCAGCACCATCAGCCGCACCCTCAAGCAGCTCGCCCGCGAGTTCGGCTGCCCCTTCCTGGTGCTCTCGCAGCTCTCCCGCGCGGTCGAGCAGCGGCCCAACCACCGGCCCATGCTCTCCGACCTGCGCGAATCGGGCGCTGTGGAACAGGACGCCGACACCGTCATGTTCATCTACCGCGACGAGTACTACGACAAGGAGACGACCGAGCGGGGCATCGCCGAGATCATCGTGGGCAAGCAGCGCGAGGGCGCGGTGGGCACGGTGCGCCTCCAGTTCATGGGCGACTACGTGCGGTTTGGGAACCTTTCACGAGGCCCGGAGTGCGGATGAGGCAAGCCGATATAGACGGTTTCCGGGGCCTTCAGGTGGGCGTCCTGTCATTGCGGCGGAACTGGTGGGGGGTCTCCACACAGCATGAAGCCATCCGGTTGCACATGGCATCCAGGCCCCGGCAAGGAAGGTCGGGTGCCCGAGCACGCACTCAAAAGCAAAGCCAAAAGGGCCAGCGGCAGCAAACGCTTCATGGCTGCATCGTAGGGGTCCCGCAAGGATCGCGGCGCACAAAGTTGCGTGGTTGGGTGGTCGGGCGGGGGATGACTCACCTGATTGAGGTGGCTGCGTGACCGGCCAGCAGCTCGAAGTCCGCGCCCCCACCCTGGAACAGCGGATGGCCGCCTGGGGCGAGTCCTACCGCGCCTCCCAGCGCAGCCTGAGCGACCGCGCCCGCGAAGCCTACGCCCTCTACCTGCGCTGGACCGCCGCCGGTCACTCGGGCGACTTCAGCACCACCCTGGCCAAGCACGCGGGCCTCTCGCGCACGACCGCGTGGCGTGCGTGGAGAGCCGGGTACGCCCTGCACCTCGGCAGCACCGCCACCACCGATCAGGGCGACCTCGTGGACGCGGCCCGCGCCCTCGACAACGGCGCCACGCTCGCCGAGGTCAACACCGCCCTCCAGCAGCACACCATCCGTGACCTGGCCCAGCAGCTCGACACGGGCAGCGTGGGCCGCCGCATGACCGCCGATGCTGCCCAGCTTCGCCAGCAGGTACAGCAGCGCCTCGGCGCCCTGGGCCTGGAACACCTGCCCCCCGCCGAGCGCGACGAGCTGGTGTTCCGGGCCTTCCTGACGGTTTCAGATGAAACGCTCGCCGGGATCGTGCAGGCGTACCGGAAGACGACGGAAGGGAGCGAGGCGTGAAGCAGTGCCGCTGCTGCGGGTTTCATGATGGTCGCCACTGGAACAGGTGCCAGCACTGGCGGCCTCCCGCTAAGTACCGCTGGCTCACTGAGGGTCAGACCTACCGCTACAGCGCCGCAATCGGTAAGGGCGACGATACCCGGCGCGGCACCACCTGCACTGTGGTGACCGTCCCGCGTGCTGGGGCGAAGCCCGCCAACGTGTTGGTGCGCTGGTTGGACGGTCACACGGCCATCGTGCCCAGCGGCGTGCTGCGCAAGGTGGCCCTGTGACCCGCCGCGCTCCCCGAGTCAGCAAGCAGGACGGCGAGCCCCTTGAATCCACCATCCAGGCCCAGATCGTGCAGGCTCTCAAGGGCCAGGGCTTCACGGTCTGGGAACTGTTCAAGGGCAGCAGCCGGGGCGGGCAGGTCTGGGCCACCAAGGGCATCCCCGACCTGTACGTCTTCGCCGGGGGCCGCGCCGTCTGGCTGGAGGTCAAGCGGCCCAAGACCGGCAAGCTCAGCGCCGCCCAACACGAGCGCCACCAGGAGCTGACCGTCTGCGGCCTCCCCGTCCACGTCGTCACCAGCCGGGAAGAAGCCCTCGCCGCCCTGGGCGTCCGGGTGGGTTATGCCCCGTGACCATCACTCCCCCTACCGCCACGTCCGCAAGCGCCTGTGGCAGCGCTACCGGGTCCGCATCACCGAGCACGAGTACGCCCGCCTCTGCCACGCCCTTGCCACCGGCCGCCACCCCTGCCGCCTCGTCCTCGGCTGGGCCGACGAGACCCGCGTGCTGATCGAGCTGCGCTACGCCCGCCGCCCCATCCTCGCCGTCTGGGACCAACGCGCCCGCGTCATCGTCACGGCTCTGCCCCTCACCGCCTACCACCGCCGTCAGATCGCGGTCGGCCCCCTCGCCTAGCCTGCGCCCCCGGAGGTTTCCCCCGTGTCCTACAAGCCCAAGGACCCCCACAACCAGCCCGCCGCCCGCGCCGCGCGGGCTTTTCTGCGGGGCAACCCCGGCAAGACCTTCACCAGCCCCGACGCTGCCATCCGCGCCGGGGTGCCGGAAGAAGAATGGCTCGCCATGCTCGAAGGCGAGAACGTCCGCTTCTGGACCCGCAACGGTCGCCGCGCCCGCCGGAGCAGCACGCGTCACCCCGTCCGGGTGTCAGAGGAGGCGGCAGATTGACCTTGGTGAAGAAGCGCGACTTGTTCCAAAGTGGAATTGACCCCGAAGGCCGCAAAGGTGCCCGCGTGACCGCCCAGGACATCGCGGCCCTGGAGCGCCGCGCCGCCGAGTTGCCCCGCGTCCCCGGTGTGGGCCGCGCCCGCGTCGTCGCCCTCTCCCGCGCCGCCTACGCCCTGCGCCTCGACTTCCTGCGCCACGGGCTGACCGGCGACTTCACCACCTGGCTCAGCGAGAAAAGCGGCCTCGCCCGTACCACCTGCTACCGCTACTGGAAGGCGGGCCGGGCACTGGCCGCCGGGAGCAAGCCCACCCGCAATCAGTCCGGCCTGCTGGCCGAGCAGCGCGAGCGCGAGACCACCCCCGTCCCTGACCTCGACTGGGATGACGACGAATGACCCGCCGCGCCGCCCTCCCCGTCCGCGTGCAGCGCTTCCGCGAGCAGCAGCGCCGCCCCGGCCGCCCCACCGAACTCACGCCCGAGGTCAGCTTCATGATCTGCGAGCTGGTCCGGCTGGGCTGCACTTACGAGGTGGCAGCGGTGGCGGCCGGGGTTGCTGGCAGCACCTTCCGCAGTTGGAAACAGCGCGGGCGCGAGGAACCCGGCAGCATCTACGCCGATTTTCTGGCGGACCTCGAAGAAGCTGAAGCCCAGGGCGAGGTCACGCACCTCCACACCATCAGCAAGGCGGGGCCGGACGGGGCGAAGTGGATCCTCGCGGCCCGCCACCCCGAACGCTACGGGCAGTCCACCAAGGTCAACGTCCTCGTGCGGCAGGAACTCGACACTGCCCTCGACGCCCTGGAAGCCGAGCTGAGTCCGGAGGAGTTTGAGAAGGTCCTCGCCGCCCTCGCCAAGCACGCGGGGGGCTGACCGTGCCCCGACGACACGCGCGGGCCTCGGTGTTCGCGGTGGCAGCCGAACGTGCCCAGGCCCGCGGCGTCAACCTCAGCGAGGTCACCGAACGGACCCAGCGGGAAACGCGCTCCGCCCGATCAGGCGACTTCGCCGCCGCTGCCGCCGAAGCTTTCGTCCCGCACCCCGGCCCCCAGCAGCAGTTCTTCGACGACCGCACCACCTTCGAGGTTCTGTACGGCGGCGCGGCCGGGGGTGGCAAGTCCCACGCGCTGATGGGCCTCGCGCTGACCCGGTCGGCCATCCCAGGGCACGAAGCCGTGCTCTTCCGCAAGACCTACAAGCAGATTGAGGGCGCGGACGGCCTGCTCTCCAAGGCGCTCGCCATGTACCTGCCCATCGGCATGAAGTACCGCGCCGACGAGTACAAGTTCACGGCCCCCACCGGGGCGAACGTCGTGCTGCGCCACCTCGCCGACCGCACCGCCTACCTCGACTACCAGGGGCAGGCCTTCCAGTTCGCGGGCTTCGACGAGCTGACCCAGTACACCGAAGAGGAATACCTCTACCTGATCTCCCGCCTCCGCAGCACCATCCCCGGCGTGGTGCCGATCATGCGGGCCAGCGCCAACCCCGGCGGCCCCGGTCACGAGTGGGTGCTGAAACGCTGGGCCGCCTGGCTGGACCCGAAGCACCCCAACCCCGCCCTGCCCGGTGAGGTCCGCTGGTACCTGCGCGGCGCGGACGGTGTGGAGCAGGAAGTGCCGGAGGGCACGCCCCTCGCCCGCTCGCGCAGCTTCATCCCTGCCCGCCTCAGCGACAACCCCAGCCTCACCCACGACGACGAGTACCTCGCCAACCTCAACAGCCTGCCCGAGCTGGAGCGCCTGCGCCTGCTGAACGGCGACTGGACGGCCACGCTGGGCGAGGGCATGTACTTCAAGCGGTCCATGTTCCGGGTGCTCACCGCCGCCATGTACGCGGAGCAGCTCGCCGCCGACCCCATCGTCACCCGCGTGCGGATGTGGGACCGGGCCGCAACCGAACCCGGCGAGGGGAACACGGACCCCGACTGGACGACGGGCACCCTGATCGGCAAGACCCGCTCCGGCCGCCTGATCGTCGAAGAGGTCATCCGCTTCCGGAAGGGGCCGCACTTCGTCGAGCACAAGATCAAGCAGACCTGCGCCGCCGACGTGATCCGCTATGGCACCGACCCCCGCAAGGGCGGCGTGATCACCGTGCTGACCCAGGACCCCGGACAGGCCGGGAAGTACGAGCGCATGAGCTACGCCCGGCAACTCGGCGGCCATGACGTGCGCTGGCTGCTGGAGCGGACCATCGGGGACAAGGAAACCCGCGCCCGGCCTGCCGCGGCTGAGGCCCAGTCTGGGAAGATCGACGTGGTGGAAGCGGAGTGGAACCGCGAGTGGTTCACCGAGTTGGAGGCGTTCCCGCTGGGCACCCACGACGACCAGGTGGACGGGCTGAGCATCGGCGTCATCTGCCTGAACGACAAGATGCCTGCGCGGAGCACGGGGTGGGTGGCGTAGGATTCGGCATGGCTTACCTGGTAATCACCGATGAGCGGGGTGAGAAGCACGAGTACCGTGATGTCCCGAATGACTTCGTCGCGGAGGCTATGGAAGCTATCGATAAGCGCGAGGGGACACACCTGCACTTGGCATACACCTACCCAGATGGCACGACACGTCACTCAGAGGTCGCCTGGGTGATGTTCAAAGTCGTCGATTTCGGCTACGACTGAGAAGAGGTTGTCGTAGCGTGAGGCATGAAAAAGCTGCTGCTCGCGCTGGCCCTTCTGCTTACCTCTCAGGCTGCCGCTGCTCGTTGGGAATACGCCATCCTCGTCTACGGCAACAACTTCGCTGAGTGGCAGTCTCCCTCCGGATACATCACCACCGACGACTTGAAGAAGACGATGGCGAAGATGAAATGCAAGCTGCCCAAGGGCTCGGCCAACTTTATTGACTTCCTCAACTGCGCGGGAGCGTCGGGCTGGGAGCTGGTACAGGTGGATGTCGAGAACAGCCAATGGATCTTCAAGCGCAGCAGATAACCTAACTTCGAGGAGAACCCCGCCCCGTGCGGGGTTTTCCCATTCCTGCCGGGTGTCACGCGCCCCAGCATCCTTGACTCACTGCCCGGTGCAGAGCGCCAGGTGCGCGACCAAGGAGACCCCCATGCCTGAGAAGACCGTGACCATCTTCGTCAACGACGACGGAACCGTCGACCTCTCCCGCTTTGCCAGCGACCCCGACCTGAACAAGGTCAAGGGCGTGATCGACGGGCTGCGCGGGGAAGCGGCCACCAACCGCAAGACGGCCACCGAGACCGCCGCGAAGCTGGAACAGGCTCAGGCCCGCATCACCGCCCTCGAAGGCAGCAGCAACCTCACCGAGGCCGAGCGCACCGAACTCCGCACCCTGCGCGAGTTCCGCGAGGCCGCCGGAGTCACCAGCGCCGACGACCTCAAGCGGCTGCGCGAGGATGCCACCTTCGGCCAGTCTCGCCGGGTGGACGACCGCCTGGGCGACCTGGCCCGCAGCCTCGGCGCAGACGCGGCGGCCCTCAAGCAGCTCTCTGGCATCCGCGATCTGGAGACCAAGGTGGAGCGCGAGAAGGTCATCGTCAACGACGCCGAGACCACCCGCGAAACCCCGATGGTCAAGGTGAACGGGGTCTGGGAACCGCTTCGCGGGTACGTCGAGCGCGAGTACGCCCCGTTCAAGAGCGTGCTGTGGCCCGAGGGCGAGAAGAAGCAGGACGCCACCACCTCCCTGCCGGGCGTGCCGGGTGCGCGTGGAACCGGGCAGGGCAAGCCGACCGAACAGCCCCAGGACGAACCCGACTTCTTCGCCGCCATGTTCGACACCGGCGGCGCCGCCAGGAGCTAATCCATGCCGAGACCCACCCTCGACGTCATCACCGCCCGCAGCGGGCAGGCTCGCCGCGCCCTCGTGCGCCGGTACCAGCAGCTCTCCCCGCTGATGCAGGTGCTGCCCTTCGACAACAGCGTCGTGCCCTCCCTCAGCGGCGGCGGCGGGCGCAGCCTCATCTACGGCTACGAGCGCGACAAGCAGCCCCGCGGTGCCCAATTCCGCGACTGGTACCAGGACTACCCCGCCGACTACCAGGAAACCGAACCCGTGGTCACGTACCTGCGCCCCCTGGGCGGAGCGTTCGAGATTGACCGCGTGTTCGTCCAGGCGGACGGCAGCATCAGCCCCAACACCCCCGGCTTGGGCAGCTTCGTCAACGAGAACGTTGACGCGCTGGCCCGTGCCACCGTAGGCCTGTTCGCCAACACCTCGGTCAACGGGGACAAGGTCGCCAACCCCCTCGCCTTCGACGGGCTGAGCAAGATCCTCGACGGCACCACCAGCGAGTTCAGCGGCACCGCCCTGAACGTCGGCGAGGGGGCGACCGTCGACGACTACACCAAGGCTGTCACGGCGATGAAGAAGTTCATCAACCGCATCAAGGCGCGGGGCCTTCAGCCCGTCATCTTCGGCAACGAGGAGAGCGCCCTGCGGCTGGAGATGGCCGCCATCAAGCTGGGCTACACCGACCGCAAGCCGGACGCCTTCGGCCAGGACATCGTGAACTTCGCCGGTGCGCCGATTCTCGACCTGGGCGCCCGCGTGGGCACCACGGGCGACGATGCGGCCGACAGCGTCATCCCCGTGACCCCGGACGGCCTGACCGACATCTACATCGTCGGCCTGGGCCTGAGCGGCTTCCACGGCGTGACCCTGACCGGCGACAGCGGCGTGACGTACTACTCCAACCTGGGCGACACCAAGCCCGGCGTCACCAAGCGCGTCGAGTGCGAGATGGTCGGCACCGTGGCCCTCAAGGACACCAAGGCCGCCTACGTCCTGCGCGACGTGCGCGTGCAGCCGCAGGTCTGATCATGGGCAAGGCGACCGAACTGGCGCGGCAGCGTGAGCGGGAGGCCTACGAGGCCACCCGCCTCGCGCAGCTCGCGCCCACCGACCCCATCCGGCGGGCGAAGGTGCTGGACGGGGTGCCCGCCCCGCAGGACGGCGGGGCACCGAACGGCACAGCGGGAAAAGCAGGTGGGGCGGACGGCGAACCCATCCAGGGCGGGGCGTCTGAGGGCACCCCCACCCCGGAGCACATCCCCGAGGTGCAGCCCACCACCGCCCAGGACTCCCGCCCCGCCAAGCAGGACGACGCGCCCGGTCTGAGCAACTCCGAGGCTGAGGCCGCTGCGGTGGCCCAGCCCGACGAGAAGCCCAAGACCAGCACCAAGAGCACCACCCGCAAGACGACCACCCGGAAGGCCACGAAGTGACCCAGCCCGCCGCCCCTGCCATGACCGAAGGCGACGCCCTGCAACACCTGCGGGACGCCCTCGGCAGCAACTACGAGGGGGCCACCGACGACGGCACCCTGCGCCGTGCCCTCCGGGTGGATGCGCAGGGGGACCGGCTCCGGCCCTGGGCGACGGCGGCGCGGCTGATCAAGTTCAACACCGAGTACGAGGTGGGCGGCGACCTGGCGGCCCGTATCGACCGCAAGCTGGCCGAGCTGGACCAGACCCAGCGCGGGGCCGACGCGACTGCTGCCCGCCTCACCCACTCGCCCGCGCCCGGCGGCGTGACGTGGGGGGACCTCTAGGCCCGCACTCAGCCGCCGTTTCTGCCGCCCTCCGGGGCGGTTTTCTTCTGCCGGGTGTCAGCCCGCGGGCGACTCTGAGGGCATGGAACCCCAGGCGCTCGCCGTTCACCCCCACTGCCTGACGCCGCCGGGCACGCCCGTCACCATCCGGCACGACCCCCGCACCTTCACTGTGCTGGCGGGCTTCGTGGCCTACCAGGACGGCAAGCGGCGCAACTGCTACGTTCTGCGCGACCTCGAGGCGGGCGAGCTGCACGCGGCGCTGAACGGCTGGCTCACCCCGGTGGGATGGCTGAGTGAGCGGCTGGCGCAGCTTCAGGGCGCCGCGCAGGAACAGGCGGACCTGCGCGAGGCCCTGCGCCGGGTCTACGGGGAGGTCTGATGGACGCGGGCCAACTGGTGCAGCTTTCGCGGATGCAGGCGAGGCTGGCCGACGTGCGCACCCGCATGGACCGGGAGACAGCCCTGCGCTCGCTGTACGCCGACCGCTTCGACAGTGCGCTGCTGGGAGAGACGGCGCACCACTTCCAGCCGGAGACGCTGGAGATGGCCTTGCAGGGGGAAAACCCCTTCCGCGAGGCCATAGGGCGGCTGGTTACGCCCGTGCGGGCCGGTGGGGCGCAGTGGACGGGGGACGACACCTGGACAGACGACCGCAAGGCGTACCTGAAGGCGCTGGCTGGCGTGTTCGGGAAGGTCGTGACCAGCCTCGCGCTGACCGGCAAGGCCGCCGTGCTGCCCTGGAAGAGCGAGGACGGGCGGGTGCGGGTCACTGCCCTGCGCGGCTACCTCCACCCCGTCTACAGCCGCACCGACCCCGACGAGGTGGAGCGGGTGCTGTGGGTCACTACCTCGGACGGCGGCGCGACCGGCACGCGCTACACGGTCTGGGTCTTCGAGCCCGGCAAGGTCACCATCCACCGCGACCTCGACGACCCCACCGCCTACGCCCTGGGCCGGGGAGAGGAGCGGGGGCTGCCCTACGCGGCCGGACGGCTGCCCCTCGCCTTCATCACCTTCGACCAGGACGGGGACGGCGATCCCTACGGTCCGGCGGACGTGTGCTACTCGGCCTTCCGGCGCTGGCTGCACCGCCTGGTGCAGGAGAACGTCACCTACCACAGTGGCGCGTACAAGCAGAAGGTCATCTACGGTAACAACGGCCCGGTCCCGGCCCTCGGCCCCTTCAAGTTGCTGGAACTGGACGGCGAGGCCAAGTACGAGGAGCACGGCGCGGACACTGCCCTCATCCAGCAGATGACCACCTCGCGCGAGGCGGCTGGGCGCAGTGTCTGGGCCTCGGCGGGCGCTCCGGAGGCCCTCAGCGGGGCGGGCGAGTCGGGCGAGGCGCGTGCCATCGCCGGGCAGATGCACGAGCAGACCTGTGACGATCTGGGCGACCTCGGCGCCGCTCTGCTGACCGACGCGGCGGCGCTGCTCGCGGGAATGGGGGTCATCCCGAAGCCCATCGAGTTCACCTGCCGCCCCCTCTTCGTGGCGAAGCGGTCTGCCGAGCAGGCGAACGTGGGCGCCCTGTACCGCGACAAGGGCATCACGCGGGGCGAGCTGCTGCTGCGCCTTCAGGACCTCGGCATGACGATCAGCGCCGACGAGCTGAAGCGGGCGGCGGCCGAGTCGGGCGACTTCGCGCGGGCAGTGGCGCTGCTGAACGCGGGGGCACCTACCTACGTGGCCCTTGACCTCCTGCGCCAGGCCGGGGTCACGACGATCACCGAGGAAGACGTGGCGGCGCAGCGGGCGCTTGACCTCGCGGACGCGAGCGGGGAACCGGAAGACGGCGAGGGGGATGACGACCCCGACGACCTGACCGACCCCACCGACCCGGTGACCTAGCGTGAGCGACCTGCGGCTGACTGAACTGCTGCGGGTGCTGGACCTGGCCGCCCTGCGCGAGCGTCGTCGCCTCGACGACATGCGCAGGGCGGTGGTGCGCCAATACCGTGGCATCTCCTTGGAGGAAGCGGCTGGGCAGCTTCGCGCGGCCCTGGATGCCCCCAACCCGGCCAGCGCCCGCGCCCGCACGGAGCTGACCCTCAAGGCGCTGGACATCGCGGTGCGGGAACTGGGCCTGCCCCCGGAGCGGGCCGAGCAGATCGTGCGCAGGGCGGTGCGCGACCGGGTGCAGACGCACGACGAGCTGCTGCGCCTCCAGAACCCGGCGCTGAGCTTCAATGACCCCGCCGAGGTGCAGGCCCGCGCGGTGGGGACGGCCCGGCGAGACATGAACCGCTACTGGGAGAAGGAACAGCGCCGCTTCCGCAACGACGTGGCCCGCACCATCCGCGAGGCCATCCGTAAGGGGCTGGACCCGGACAAGGCGGCCACCCTGCTGGAGAAACGGTTAGGCGTCTCGCGCTCGCGGGCGGTCCTGATCGCCACCGACCAGATGCTCACCGCAGCGGCCAACGCGGACCGGCAGCGGCAGCGCGACATGGGCGTGAAGGAGTACGTGTGGCGCACGGTGGGGGACAAGAAGGTCCGGCGGGAGCACCAACTCCGGAACGGGCGGCGCTACGCCTGGGCCACCGGGGGCGAGTATCCAGGGCGGGCCATCCGCTGCCGATGCCGGGCGCTGCCGATCATTGTCCGACTGCCCGCCCCACCCGAGGTTGACCGGGCAGCCTGAGCCGGGTGTCAGCCCTCTTTGCACACTGACCCTGTGCCCGCCGACACCCGTCCCTTCCTCACCCTCCGCACGCCGGGAGGGTCGTGCCGCTGCCAGCGCCCCAAGGTCCGGCCGCTCGCCCTAGGCATCACCGGGCAGGCGGGCGCCGTGGCGCAGGACCAGCCGACGCACACCATCCCGGTGCCGGTGGCGATGACCACCCCGCCCGCTGACCTTGCGGACAACGTGGTGGTCACGGTAGATGTGGAGCCGGGCAAGCTCACGGCCTTCCGGGTGCTGCGCAACGGCATCGACAAGGGCGCGGGAGTCTGGAAGCTGTACGTGCGGACGGAGGACGGATACACGCCGCCCGTGCAGCCGGGCGCACCTGTCTCTGATGAGGGGTACGAGCCATGACCCGCCCCGGTGCCACCCTCCGCATCCCGGCCTGGGTCAAGCGCCTGGGCAGCCTGCCCGAGCAGGTCACTCAGGAGGCCCTGGCCGAGTCGCGCGATTTCCTGCGCGACAAGGCCCGCGAGAACGCCAGCAAGGGCGGGGCGCGGGGCCTGCGCGTCCGCTCCGGGCGGCTGCTGCGGTCCATCCGCACCTACCTGAAGGCCAAGCCGAATGGGGGAGAGCTGAGCCTGGGCATGGTGTTCTACGGCTGGGTCCACGACACCGGCATGACCATCCGGGCGAAGGGGGGCGGCTACCTGCACTTCCGCACCCCGTCGGGAAGCTGGGCGAAGGTCCGCCAGGTCGTCCTGCCCGAGCGGCGCTGGGCACGGGACGCGCTCGACGAGACCCGTAAGCAGTTCCCCCGCTACCTCTATCGGGCGCTGGAACGCGCCACGAGGCCGGGATGAGCACGGTGCAGCGGTTTATCGACCTGCTCACCGCTGAGCTTCAGCGCTCCATGCCGGGCTACACGGTCGAGGCGCGGGAGCCGGTGGAGGGCGAGCTGCGGGCCAGTTCCACCGTGAAACAGGTCTTCATCACCACCGAGGGCATTGAACCGGGGGAGGAGGTTGCGGATTTTGGCGCGAGTACGCAGGTGATGGTCCCCGTGATGGTGGCCTGCGTCATGCAGCGCCCGGGCACGGTGCCCCTGGCCGCTGCGGTCCTGCGCCGCCGTCAGGCGATGGTGCAGGCCGTCCAGCGCACCATGCGCGACTTTGCCGAGACGGGGGAGCCGACGCTTCTCCGCTTCATTCAAGAACAGCCCCAGCTCATCGAGGGCTACCTCGTGAGTATCACGGGCGTGGAGGTCCATTACGACCTGCTCGCCGAGGAGGAGTTATGACGGGAGAGAAGAAGTACATCCTGCGCGACGGCGAGGAGCCGGGCATCTACCAGGGCATCGGGGACGTGCGGGTCGGTGTGCCCTTCCGCGTCTACAGCGAGGAACAGGAGCGGCTGGTCAAGGAAGACAAGCGCTTCAAGCAGTACACCGCCCCGGCGGAGGGTGTCACCGACGAGGGCACCGTGAAGGGCAGGACCGCCAAGGCTGGCAACGGCGGCAAGGAGTAAGCCATGCAGGGAAACACCGGCAAGATCGGCCTCGCGCTGATGAACGACACCACTACCCTCCCCGCCGCGCCCGCCATCACCCTGCGCGCCAAGCAGTACGCCGACCCGATGCCCCAGTACACCGAGACTGAGGAGGATGTGGCGACCGGCACGCGCTTCGGGCGGCAGAAGTTCATTCAGGGCGTGCAGGCGGGGAACAAGACCATCGTCGCGGCAGCCACGCTGCGCGACCTCCCGCTGCTGCTTCAGGCGCTGCTGGGGGCGCCGGACGGCACGGGGCTCATCACCCCCCGCCCCACCGATTACGGCGCCCTGATGCCCGGTCAGCCGGTCGCGGTGTGGCAAGCGCACCCGCTGATGGACAGCCTCTTCCCGGCCGCACAGATCGGCGGGCTGACCATCAACATCCCGAACCGCAACAACGCCGAGGTGAGCGTCACCCTGAACACGGCGCGGGTGAACGAGCTGACCCCGCCGCTCCCCGCCTTCCCGCCCCTGGTCAGCACGGGCGTCATGCAGATGCTGCACTGGTACCTGAAGATCGACGACGTGGTGTACAAGCCCGAGTCGGGCAGCATCGTCATCGAGCAGGGCATGGAAGCCGAGGACGGGGCGCAGGGGCTCGACGACGCGGGCAAGATGTACGTGCTGGGATGGAGCGCCAACGGCCCCCTCACGGCGCGGGTCGAGTTCCAACTCAGCGAGGCGGGGGCGGGCAGCGCGGCGGCACTGCGGGCGCTGCTCGCGGCGGCGCGGCCCAACGCGGCGACCGGCGAGCGCGTGCAGAAGGAAGTCGAGACGGGCTTCAAGATCGGCGACAAGGACGTGAAGTTCACCTTCCCGACGGCGCAGCTCATCGCCAACAACATCCCCAACGGCCTGGGCCGCTTGGTCGTGGGGATGCAGGCGGAGGGCGTGGGCCTGGGCGTTCCCCCAGTGCTGGTGAACGTGCCCGTGCCCGCCGCCTGACCTGTCTGATTCAGACACGGCCCCCGCCTCGCGCGGGGGTTTTCGCCGCCGGGTGTCACCACTCCCCAGAGACTGCGGGCATGACGGAAAAGAAGACGCACCCCTTGGAAAAGTTCGCGGGCGCCACGAAACGCATCACCCTCCCCATGTCGGGCATCGAGGTCGTCGTGCGCCGGGCCGACGTGGACGCCATCACCAACGACGCGATGAAGACCACGTTCCAGACGGGGGTGCTGCGCGAGGTCGCGGCCGAGTGGGCGAAGGAAGCCGCCGAGGAGACCCGCCCCGAGGGCAGCCAGCCCCGCCCCCAGCCGCAACTGTCCCCCGATCAACTGCTGGTGATTCAGGCGGAGGCCACCCGCGCCGTGCTGCGCAACACAGTCATCCTGCCGACGCTTGACGAGCTGATGGAGCTGTACGGCGGTGGAGAGCAGTTCGCGGATCTGGGATTCGGCCCGGACTATCAGCCGCTGATGGATGCCGTGAACGAGCTGAACCCGACCACCCGCGACGAGAAGGGCAACCTGACCCAGGCAGGTGATGCCCAGCGGGACCAGGCCAAAAGTGTGGCTGCACCTGAACGCGGTGACGCTGCACAGTCTGGCGACGGCGTATAAGGGCCGCCCCAGCGACTTCCTGACCCTGCGCCGGGCCATGCCAGAGGACCGGACCACCCTCGATCAGGCGGTCTACCTGTGGGCACAGGCGGAAGCGGCGATGGACCACTGGCACGCCCAGCAGCAGCGAAGCTAATCTTCACACTTCGGGCTGGGCGGGCAGACCTGCGCGACATGAGAGTGGGCGAGTGGTACGCGTAGGGGGTATGAAAAAACTTCTGATTTTGCCTGTTCTGGCCCTCGGCCTCGCTTCTTGCGCCCCGCTTCAAGGCCAGAAACCGATGATCTACCAGGGGAAGGCGAGTGACGTGTTGGCGGCCATCACCCAGATCGCCCCGACCGTTCAGGCCTCGCGCAACCACAACTTCTACAGCGTGATCGAGGCGACCCCAACGCAGGTGACCCTACAGGCTGATGCGCGGCCCGGCTTCGTTGCCCTCGGCGCGAATGTGCCCATCCGCGTGACCTTCACCGCCCTGGAAAGCGGCACCACCACGGTCGTGACGCATGCCGTCCGGACGGAAGTGCAGCCCAACCTGTACAGTCCACCCATCGCCAACATCTACGCGGAACTGGGCAAGCGCTTCACGATGGTCCCCTAACCCGCCCCTGCTTGCCGCGCCGCCCCCACCGGGGCGGCCTTCTTCTGCCGGGTGTCACCCACTCCGCGAGCCTGTCCCCATGTCGCTGGCCGAACAGATCAAGCTCCAAATCGTCAGCGTCGTCTCCGGCCAGCAGCAGGTCACCGCCCTCACCGCGCAGGTGGACCGTCTTACCCAGAGCACCGAGCGGCTGGACGGGGTCTACCGGGACGTGAACGGGCGGCTCCGCAACGCGCAGGGCCAGTTTGTTGCCGCAGGCGGCGCGGCGGGCGGCATGGCCGGAGGGTTCGGAGCTGCCGCCGCTGGTGCTGGGCGGCTGAACCTCGGCCTGCTCAACCTCAACGCCGGAATTCAGATCGTGCAACAGGTCGCGGGGGCGGTGCAGGGCCTCGTGAACCAGATGGGCGAATACGCCCGGCAAGCCGACGCGGTGACGGTCTCCCAGCGGTCGTGGGACACGGTCCTGGAGCGGTTCAACGTGGACGCGGGCGAGGCGCAGGGCGTGATTGACGACCTCGTGGACCGCACCGGGGCCAGCGAGATGGCGCTGAAGGGCGCGGCGGCCCAGTACATCAAGATGGGCGGCACGCTGGAGGATTTCCAGAAGGGGGCGCTGGCGGCGGCCTCCAGTTGGAGCGACCTCACCGTCAAGAGCATCACCCTCGACGAGTCCATCAGCAACGTCACCCTGGGGCTGGCGATGGGCCGCTCGGAAATGATGGAGTCCAGCGGCATCGTCGTGAACGCCTCCCAGGCCTGGGAGAAGTACGCCGACTCGGTGGGCAAGAGCGTGGACGACCTCTCGGACGCGGAAAAGGCCCACGCCTACGCGCTGGCCGTCTACAAGGAAGAGCAGATCGGCATCGAAACCCTGGCCGACAAGCAAACCGATCTGACCCGTGCGACCACCGAGAACACCCGCGCCCGCGAGGAGATGGGCCGCACCATCGGCGCGGTCGTGCTGCCTGCCTACACGCAGATGGTGCGTGGCGGGACCGACCTGTACCGCACAGTCACCGAACTGACCCGCGCTTACCAGCAGGGCGGCGCGGCCACCGACGAGCTGGCTCGCAAGAACCCGGCCCTCACCGCTGCGCTGGAACGCCTCAAGCCCGCTGCCGACCAGATGCGGGCGGGGCTGCTGAGCGCCTGGGAGGGGATTCAGGGCGCCTATCAGCGCGTGCTGGTGCCCATCTTCGAGCGAATCCGCCCCCTGGCTGAGCAGGCTTTTACTTACGTGCCGGGCATCGTCGAGAGCGCGGGCAAGCTGATCGGCGAGACGTTCCAGCTGATCTCCGACCTCTGGGAAAACGTCCTGCACCCCGTCTGGGACGCTATCGCTCCCGTCGTGTCTGCCGCGTTCGCAGGCGTGGCGGCTGCCCTGGACGGGGCGCTGAAGTTCGTCACCGGAATCTTCTCGGCCATCCGTGCCCTGATCGCAGGGGACTGGAAGGGCGCGTGGGAGGCAGCCAAAGACGCGGTTGGAACGGCTCTGCTGGGGCTGGAGACGCTGCTGTCGGGCGTGCTGACCAACCTCAACAGCGTGATTGACCGGGCCGCCCGCAGCCTCGCAGATAAGGCGAAGACGATGGGCGAGGGCCTGCGCGACGGCATGATCTCGGGCCTCGCCAACCTGTCGGTGCGGCTGGCGACCACCATCAGCGAGGCGGTCGAGAACGCCACCCGCAACCTGCCCGACTGGGCCAAGCGCATCCTGGGCATCGGCAACCTACAGGGCTATCTGGAGGGCGTCATCGAAGCGGCGGGCGGAGCGGGGGAGGATGCCTCTGACCGGACCGACGCTCGGACCCAGGCCGACGTGGCGAACAACGGACGCGACCTGCCTCCCAACAGCTTCGCCGCGTCTGTGTTCCGCGAGGCCCTGGAGCAGCGCGGCCTCCGCACTGCCGACGAGATCGTGAACTACTGCGCCCAGTGGGTGCGCGACACCCTCGGGGACGCCGCGCCGGGGATGCGCTCGCAGATTGACAAGCTGTTCCAGAGCAACCCCGGCAAGAACGGCCCCAACGCCGTCAGCGCCTACCAGAACTTCCGGGCGGCGGGCCTGACCCGCCAGTACACCAGCCTCGCGGACCTGAAGCCGGGGGACACGGTGTTCTACGCCGACGGCGGGCAGAACCACGTCGGCGTGTACGTCGGGGACGGCCTCGTGCGCGGCAACAACCGGGTGACGTTCCAGCAGAACGGCGGCAAGCTGGACGCCAAGGGCAACCCGGTCCCCGGTTCCACCGCCAACCCGGTCGGCAACGTGGGCATCAACCAACTGGGGCACGTCACGGCCATCGTGCGGGCCGACGACCTCGTGGCCTACATCACGGGCCGCGCTCCGGTCACGGACACGCCCAAAGCGGGCACCCCCACCAACACCCGCCCCACCGGAGGCACCACGCCGCCCCCCGCCGAGACGCCCAGCGCGGCCGACATCGCCAAGGCTCAGGCCGCGAAGATCGACGACACGCTCGCTCGCGTGCGCCTGGAGGTGGTCAGTAAGTCGGCGGGCATCTCCCTGCTGGCCCGTATCCGCGACGAGGCGCAGGCCGTCGCCAGGAAGCAGGGCACCGGCTGGCAGGAATACGCGAAGACCGCCGAGCGTGCCCAGCAAGCCATCGACGGGCTGAAAAAGGGCAATCCAGCGCTCAAGGAAGCCAAGGACCTGCTCTCGGCGCTCTCGACCCAGTACGAGTACGCCGGGAAGTCCGGTCTGCCCGCCTACATCAACGGCCTGCGGGCCTTCATCCGTGAGCAGGAAAAGGTCGTCGCCAGCAGCAAAAAGGACAGCAAGGAACAGCTCGACGCGATGGCGAACGTCAGCCGCGCCCGGCAGATGCTCGAAGACGCCACCAAGCCCAAGGGCAAGGAGACGGTCACGGTGTCGCAGGCCGACATGGACCTCTACCGCAAGCAAGCCGAACAGGTGGTCCTGTGGCAGCGGGAACTTGACAAGACCCCCAACTCCGACCGCGCCCGCGTCCTGCAAAACCAGATCGCCGCCTACAACGCCCAGGGCGAGGCCGCCCGCAACGTGCTCGCCATCGTGTCCGGTGCGGCCCAGCGCCGTGAGCAACTGGAGAACGAGGCCGAAGACCGCGCCAAGCGAGGGGCAGAGGGCCGCGCCGCTGCTGAGAAGGCCCTGGCCGAGAAACGGTGGGAATTGGCCCGCGATACCGCCCAGGGCGTGATCGACGGCTATCAGGACGAGCTGGACGCGGCAGGTGACAACGCCGAGGCCCGGCTGGAGGTTGAGCTTCGCCTCGGCAAGGACGTGCTCGCCGCCCGCAACACGCAGGCCACCGCCAATGCCGAGCTGGAAAAGCAGCGCCTCCGCGAGGAACGCAACCGCCTGATGAATGCCGAGGGCGTGACCAAAGAGCAGCGGGTCAAGCTGTGGCAGGAATACGGCAAGCTCATCGCCGCCGAGGACACCAAGCTCCAGGCCACCCTGGGCCGCAATGCCGCCGCCAGCACCCGCGCTGAGGAAGAAGCCCGCACCGCCGCCACCGAGGCCAAAGAAGAGGAGGCCCGCAAGGACCGCGCCCGCCAGCAGGCCACCTACCGCGTGCGGCAGGCCATCCGCCAGCAGAACATCTCCCTCGCCGAGGGCGAGCTGGAGAAGCTGCGCGACCTGCGGCAGAGCGAGCTAGACGCCATCGACCGCAGCAACCGCTCCGCCGTGGAAAAGGCCCGCGCCCGCCTGGAGGTGGAGCGCCGCTACGCCACCGACGAACGCCAGTTGATGACGGACCTCGCGGCACTCCGCAAGAAGGACGCCGATGCCCGCGCCAACAGCGGCCCCAAGCAGGAGCAGGCCGGGGCACTCCGGCTGTCCCAGCAGCGCTACGACGCGGACATGCGGGCGGTAGAGGGGCTGGACCGCGTGGCCCAGGCGGAGGCGAAGGTCACCGAGGAACAGAGTCGCCAGACCCAGACACTGGACGGGCTGGTCGAGAAATACCGCGATCTGGGCGCCGCCCTCCAGAAGAAAGCGGAGGCTGGAACCCTCACCGACGAGGACTACACCGACTATCTAGAGGAACTGGGCGACCTGTGGACCGCTGCCGGTCAAGCCGGACTGAAGGCCAACCCTCAACTTGTCGCCGCGCACCAGGCGGCCAAGACCTTGGGGCAGACGGCCCGGACCACCTCGGAGGCCGTGGCGTCGCTGAACCTGGAACTGGAGATGCAGGAGGAGTCCGCCCAGGGCGTCGTGAAGATGGCGCAGGACCTGATGGCGGCGGGGCGACCCGTGGAAGCCATGCAGTTGCTCAACGGGGCGCTGGACGACCTGCGGGAGCAAGCCGCGCAGGGGCTGCCCATCAGCATCAAGGCGGTGGGGATGCTCACTGACACGATGGGCAAGTTCAACTCCGAGCTGGAGGAGTTCGACCCCCAGGCGTTCCGCGAGTGGCAGGAGACGCTCGCCAGCTTCGGTGCGGTGGACCGCCAGCAGGCGGCCATCGACGCCGAGGGGGTGGCCGCCAGCCTTCAGCAGGGGCAGACCGCGCAGATCAGCACCCTGTTCAAGGGTGGCCCCGCCGAGGTCGCCCGCTTCCTCTTAGGCACCGACGGGCAGGGCTTCGCCGAGACCTTCTGGTTCGACTTCACCGAGGCCAGTCAGCAGGACTTCCGCCAGCGCCTCGCCGGGCTGGATACCGAGCAGCTCGCCTCGCTGGGCACCGACATGCTCCAGCGGCTGCTGGACGGCATGGGCGACGACGAGGCCTGGGATGAGCTGCGCGGCCGGGTGCAGGCCGGGATGGGCCGGGCGCTAGAGATCAACACCACCGGCAGCATCTGGACCGAGGTGGGACAGATCGCGGAACAGGTGGAGGCGTTGGACCGTACCTCCGCCACTTTCGCGGACACCCTCGACAACGTCGTCATTCCTCGACTGGAGGCGTTGCTGGCGCTGACCAGCGACCCCGAGCAACGGGCCGGGATTCAGGCCACCATCGAGGGGCTGCGGCAGGAAGGGGCCGAGGCCCGCACGCTCGCCGGGGAACTCGCGGCAGCCCGTGCCGAGGCGCAACAGATCGAGAACATGGACGCGGGGCTGGCCCCCCTCGCCCAGGGCCTCCAGACGGTGCTCGACGGGCTGGACGCGGGCACGCTTTCCAGCGGCGCGGCGCGTGAGGCGCTGGCCGGGCTGCGCGAACAGGCGCAGGAACTGGGCGGCGAGATTGCGGGCAACCTCATCGCGGTGATCGACGGCCTGGCCGACCGGCTGGACCGACTGGGCGACACCGAGGCGGGCGAGGCCTTCGACAAGCTGCTGGGCGCGGCGGCAGGCAACTTCCAGAGCGTGCTGGACCGCATCGAGAACGGCTCGCTCTCCGGCGACGCGGCGCGGGATGCCCTGGCTGCGCTGCGCGAGGAACTGGAAGCCCTGGGCGGGCCAGAGGCGGCGCGGATGGTTACGGCCATCGACGTGATCACCGGGCGGCTGGACACGCTGGGGGAGGCCTCGCGCGAGTTGGCCGAAGCGATGGGCGAGCAGGAGCGCCCCTTCGCGGGCACCCTCAAGCGGCTGGAAAAATTACGCGGCGAGGTTGGGGTCGATCAGGTGGCGCTCGAAGCGCTCATCAAGTCCTTCGGGCGGCTGCAAGAGGCGGCTGAAAAGGGCCAGAAACTCGACTTCCAGATTGCCCAGGCCCGGCGCCAGATCGAGCAGTCGGGCGGCCTCCGGGGGCAGGGGGCGCTGCGCGACGCCCTGACCCAGAAGCTGGAGCTGGCCCGGCAGAAGCTCGCGCAGATCACCACCAGGGAAGGCCCGGCCTACGCCGCCGCCCTGGGCGAGGTGCAGGCGGCTGAGGACGCGCTGACCGAGGCGAAAGTCGCGCAGATCAACGTGTTCGGCGATTACGCGCAGCGGCTGATCCCTGGCCTCGTGGCGGCCATGCAGGTGCTGGCCGGGGTGGGGGAGGAGGTCGCGCAGGGCTGGGGCGAGTCGCTGGGCAGCATGGTGAGCGACCTCGTGGGATTCGCCTCGGCGCTGGCGCGGGGGGACTACATCGGGGCGGCAATCCAGGCCTTCACCAGCATCTTCACCGGCTTCGCGCGGCAGGCGGCCGAGGTCCGTGCGGAGGTCAAACGCACCCAGGAGTACGCCAACCAGTTCCGGTTCTCGGACAGCGGCTACGGCACCCGGCAGGTCACGCACACCCAGACCGGGTTCCTGTGGTGGAAGAAGAACGTCTACAAGGAAGAGATCGACGAGCTGGGCAAGCAGCTCGCGCTCTCCTTCGAGGGCGCGGTCGTAGGCGGCGTGCAGGGGGGGCTGGCGGAGGCCGTGGAGAAGGGCGACAGCTCTATCCTCGAAAAGGCCATCACCACCAAGCTGAAGGACGCGGCGCTCAGTGGGCTGACGGAGGCTTTCCTGAACAGCGCAGGCGTGGCCGCGCTGATGGGGCCACTGGTGCAGGGGCTCATCGCGGCGTTCAAGTCGGGCAACCGCGACCTGATTCAGAGCGCCCTGGCCGAGTTCAAAACGGGGCTCGCCGGGCTGAAACCCGAGCTGGACGCCCTCGTCGAGGCGGGGCAGGCCGTGAGCGAGGTGCTGAGCACGCCCACCGGGGGGGCCGGGCCATCCCCGGAAGTGCTGCGCGACCTCGCCCAGCGGCGCCTGAACACCGAGGAGACGCTGCTCAAGCTCCTCCAGACCCAGAGGCTCATCAGCACCGAGGAATACGAGCGCCGCAAGCTCGACCTCGCGCTCAACCGGATTCGCGCCCAGATGAAGGCGGAACTGGACGCCGCCGGACTCACCGAGGAACAGATCGCCGCCATTCAGGCCGAGTACGAGGCCCAGCTCGCGCTGACCCAGGCCGAGTACGACGCCCAGGTGCGCGAGCGTGCCCTGGCCCGTGAGCGCGACGTGGCGAGCCGCCGCCTGAACAATGCCGAGCTGGCCCTGCGCCTGGAGGAACAGGTGGCTCTGGCGGGTGTCCAGAGCGACGAGGAGCGCTTCCGGATTCAGGAGGCCTTCGAGCGCCGCCGCCTGGAATTGACCCTGCGCCGTCTGGAAGCCGAACACGCCGCCGCCCTCGCCGCCGAGGGGCTGACCCAGGATCAGATCGACGTGCTGACCGAAGAACATGCCCTCAAGCGGCAGGAAGCGCAGCAGGCCCTCGACCTGATGGTGGCCGAGCATCAGCGCCAGCTCGCGGAACGTGCCGCCGAAGAGCAGCGCCGCCTCGCCGAGCAGCAGGAACAGACCCGCCAGTCGTGGCGGCAGAGCCTGATGGGGGGCGTGGACGCCCTGCTGCGCGGGGACAGCCCGCTGGAGGCGCTGTACTCCGGCATCCGCGACCGCATCGCCCAGGCCATCAAGGACGGGGCAGCGGTCAAGGGCCTGCTCGCCCGCCTCGACCCCTTCTTCGATCAGCTTGGGGACGCCATCACGCGGGGACTGGACCCGACCTCGATCATCGAGCAGATCGGGCGGATGGTGCCGGGCCTCGCCGTCGAAATGCAGACCACTCTCGGGCCGCTGCTCGCCGCGCTGAACCGCGCCATTCCCGACCTGACGGGGGCCGTGCGCGACAACACGCGGGCCGTGAAGGGAATCCAGTACACCCAGACCACTGTGGTGCAGGCCGCGCCTACCCTGCGGCTGGATGACCCGCTGCGGGCCGCGTTCGTGAGGTTCGGCGGATGAGGTACTGGGTGACGTTCAGCCGTCCGGGAGCCACGCTCCCCTTCGCCAGCGTTTTCCAGCGGGCGGGGGGCCTCTACGGGGAAGGAGAGATTGCCCCGCTGGGCGGCAAGTTGGAAGTGCTGCCGGGCGGCTTCTCCGGCACGGGCAGCCTCAACCTCAGCGGCATCCCGCGCTCGCCCGGCCAGCGCCTCGCCCCGCGCGACTGGGTGCGCGTGTACCTCGCGGACGGGAATCCCGACCCGATCTACCTGGGAGAGGTCACCAACGAGCCACGCATCAAAGACCGTCAGGTCGCGCTGGCGCTGGCCGGGCTCAAGGAGCGCGTGGGCCGTGCCCGCTGGAAGAGCGACGTGGGGCCGGACGGGACCGTTCTGCCCTGGGAGGCCCGCTTCCGCCCCTACTTTCAGGGTGTGCTGGCCCGCGCAGTGCTGCCTCCCGGCGTGACGGTGGGCGAGCTGCCCGACCTTGACGTGACCCTGCGGGCGCTGACGCTCTCGGAACTCGTGGCCGACGCTTTCGGGCAGGGGCTCGCTGCTACCCAGGGCGGCACCTGGGGTGTGGACGCGCGGGCGCGGGTGGGCGTGCATGTGCTCACCGACGACCTCGCGCACCGCTTCCCACGTATCGACTCTGACCGGCCCCCCGGCGAGACGGGCGAGTACGCCAACTGCATCCGCTTCGGCTACACCAAACCCAGCGGGGCGCCCGCCTTTTTCGAGTACAAGTACACGCCGGACGTGTTGCTGCTGGGGGAGTCGTGGCTGATGGACACCCTCCCCAGCAGCGTGACGACCACGCTGGTCAACCCCTACGCGGGGGAGACCGAGACCGTGACGCTGGGGCTGCGGCACCCGGACGGCCCGAACCTCGTGGCCCTCCAGACGGCGCAGCACCCCGCCTACACGCCCGCCTGGGCCGGGCGGCTAGTGGACGGGCTGAACCTCGACACCACGGCGCTGTACGGCGAGACACTGCCGCTGCTCGCGGTGGGGCAGGAGGCCATCACCCTCCCGGCGGGGAGCATGGGGGACCAGTACAGCCTCAACGTGACCGGGGCGACGGCGGGGGTGACGGTCGTCGCGACGGTGAACGGGGCGCTCGCCCCCGCCAGGCCCGCCACGCCCACCGGGGGGGCCTTCGTGCACACCACGACCGGGCAGACCTACCTGTTTCCCGGCAACGCCACGGTGCAGGTGAGCTACGACACGGCGGACTACAATGCCCGGCTGAACGCGGGGCAGGGGCACCCGCACGGGTTTGGCCTGCTGACCGACGCCCCGGTGCCGGACGGCCCGGCCATTCGGGGCACGGTGGCGAGTGCGGCGGTCCCGGCCGTGCGCGGGGTGGTGCCGGGGCAGCTCGTCGCCACCCCCCAGGGCCACCGCTACACCCAGCGGCCGTGGCAGGCCCCGACCTCGGTGCGGGTGGGGTTCCTGATCGTCCGCAAGTGGCACGCGGGCGACACCGTGACCACCGGCGCCAGCGTCACGGCCGTCGAGGCCGTGGACCTGTCCGTCTCGCCCCCCGCGACCGTGGCGCTGACCCGCCAGGACGATGACCCCGACACCGGGCGGCGGGTGTGGGCGCTGCCCCATGCGGCCAAACTCTCCGACCTGATCCTCACGGGCAGCGTGGCCGACATGGGCTGGATCGGCGTCAACCTCAGCGACGAGGCGGGGCTGCTCGCCTACGCCATCGGGCGGCTGCAACCGCTGCTCAGCCCGGTGCGGTCCTGGGTGGGGCGTTACCCGGACCTGCGGCGGCTGGAAGTGTCGGGCGTGGCGGGTTTCGACGACGAGGACGGGGAGACGGTGCTTCAGGTGACGCGGGGCGTCTACGACCTCACGGCGGGGCGCAGCTTTATCGAGGCGGGCACGCCGCAGGCGCTGAACGGCACACAGGCGCTGCGGCGGGCCTTCGAGGGCATTGAGCGGGTGCAGCGGCTTCAGAACAGGCCGGGGGGAGAGGGATGATCGAGCGGATACTGGGAGACCGGGAGGGGCGCGAGCTGATCGCGCTGCACCGTCAGACGCGGGAACAGGTGCTGGCGGTCAAGCGGGAGGGCCTGCCGGACCTCGTGCCCATCGGCGGGGTGGAGGAAGTGCCGGGCACCGGGCAGAAGGTCTTCATCGGCGAGCGGCGCCCCAGGGCGGGGCAGCTTGTGGTCACACTGGGCACCTGGGGCCGCACGCACGACGACGCCTTCGCGCTCCAGCGCGAGCTGGTGGGCCTGGCCGATCAGATCGGCACCTACACCCGCACGCCGGGCGGGACGCTGGAAATCGCGGGGGTGAGCAGCGTGCGGCGCAGCTTCCAGGGGTCCCCGCAGTCGGGCGGCGAGGTGGAACTGACGCTGGAGTGCACCTCGCCTTACTTCTGGACCGACGTGGCTCCTCGCCCGCTCGTGGTCGGAGCGCCCCAGGCGGTGCGAATTGGGGGGCAGGCTCCCACCGGGCTGCGGGTGAGCCTCACGGCGGGAGGGGCGGCTGTCACCAACCCCAGCATCCTCAGTGACGCCGGGCTGACGATCTGGCGCAGCACGGTCCCGGCAGGGCAGACGCTCACGCTGGACAGCCGCCGGGGGTGGTCCGCGACCCTGAACGGGGCGGACGTGTCGCTGTACGTGACCGGGCCGCTGCCGCATCTGGAACCGGGCACGCGCTCCCTGACACTGACGGCGCCCGGTGCGGCGGCCGAAGTCGCCTGGAGGGAAGGAGACCTATGACGGCCACGCTGCCAGTCCTGAACTACAAGCACGCCCGCGACGGGGACGACTCCGACCTGACCTTCGAGATCACGGCCGACGGGCCGCACGGGGCCATCGGGCAGGATGGGGTGAGCGCCCGCGTGGGCTTCCCAGTCGGGCGCATCAACGAGGCGGGGTGGGCCGTCAGCGAGGACGGCTCGCCCTACCGCCTCAACTCCACCGAGGTCGCGGGCATCACCTACCGCCTGACGGTCAAACGGGGGCGGACCGCTGTCAGCAGCGTGACCTTCACGCCGGGTGCGGTGGCGGGCGAGATCGACGTGGTGGCCCTGCTGCGGGCTGGGCAAGCGCAACTCGCCACGCCGGAGATGCTGGGGTCGCTGACCGGGCTGCTCACCGAGGGGCAGACGCTGCTGCCCGAGCTGCGGCAGACCCAGGCCGAGGCCCTGAAAATCGCCGGGGTAGACCCGGAATTTCGGTCCTTGACCGCTGCCCTCGCCGCTCCCACCTATGCCCAATGGACGGCCAGGGGCCAGCCCGAGTACATCATCGGGTCGCTGGTCCAGAACGGCGCCGTGCAGATCGTGGCCTATCCGACTGGCGCCATCTACGGGCGAGGTGAACAGGTGGCCCCCGCATGGGTGCCCGTAGGGGAGCCGACGGTCACCGCCACGACCCTGCGCAACCGGGGGCCGGTGTACGCCCCCGACGTGCTGAGGGGCATCGCCACCCCCACCGAACGCGCCTACCGGCTCAACGAGGCCCTGGCGCTGCACCGGGACCGCCGGGAGATGTACCTCCCCGCCGAGGCCGGTCCCTACACGATCAGCCACGACACCCCCGCCAGCGGCAACGCGGGCCTGCGGCTGTGGCCGGGGCAGGTGTTCCGGGGCGACGGCCCGGCCACTGTGGTCCGCAACGCCGTGAAAAACCAGCAGTACGGCCACATGTTCCGGCTGGCCGACGTGGTGGGGCCGCATGAGCACGCCCAGCTCCTCAATTTCACGCTCGATCAGAACAGCGACCAGCACCTGATCGGCACGGTGGGCATCGACGTGTCCGGCTCGCACTATGCCCGCGTCTCCGGCCTCGTGTTCCGCAACATCCCCCTGGCCGGGCTGTTCTCGGACTCCCCCGAGGACGACCCCACCATCGGCCTCATCATGGAAAACCTCCAGGGGTTCGACTCTTGGGGGACTTTCTGCACCTTCTTCGGCGCGGGCGAGGACTTCCAGATCATCGGGGCGCACCGCTATGAGCGGTTCCGGGACGACGCGGTGGCCTTCCAGGAGTCGGCACGCGGCTACCAGCGTGGGCACACCCTCAGCGGCACGCTGGTCGGGCGGGACGCCACGCGGCGCGAGGCGGTGTACGAGATGCGGGAGGGCGTTCGGGTCCTCGTCGGGTACTCCCTCCCCCACCTGCTGACCCTCTACGGCGTCGAGGACATCAACCTCTCGGGGGGCACGCTGGACGCCGCCGACATCGTGGCCGGGGCGCTCGCCATCGCGGGCAGCCGGACGCACGCGGCCTCCCTGCGCTATGGGGCAGGTCGCCCGGCCCGCAACATCACCCTGGGGACCGTCACCGCGAGACGCACCGGGGTGGGCGTGGCGAGCATCCAGGGCCACAACACCTACCGCCGGGACGCCATCAGCATCAACGACGGGGACGATATCCGCATCCTCGGGGGCATGCTGGCGGACAACGCGGACGCGGGGCTGTACGCCGTGGACACGGTGGGGCTGGAGCTCGGCCCCCTCACCAGCCGGGGCAACGGGGCGGGGGGCCTCCACCTCGACAACACGCGGGCGACTCTGGTGGGAGGCGACTACGGCGGCAACGGCACGCAGGCCGGGGTGCTCGCCACCCGGAACAGCGTGGTGGAGCTGCGCGGCGTGCGGGCGGGCGGGCAGCGGTTCGGGGTGTATGCCGCCTCGGGGAGCCGGATCAGCGGGCACGACCTGCGGGCCATCGGGACGACCACCCCGGTCATGCAGGACGGCGGCACCGCGCACCTCACCGGGGTCCGGACCACCGAGGGGCCGCTCAAGACGCGGGGAAAGGTCTACGTCGACAGCGTCAATTCCTTCGGGCAGCCGGAGCACGGCCTGGGGCAGCAGCCGGGGATGCTGCGGGCGATGATCATGGGCACGGCGGGGGGCGACTATGCGGGCCAGGCCTATGCACGGCTCGCCTCCAACTCCGACCTGATCGTGGTGGGGGTGACGCCCGCTCCGCCTGCCGGGGTGACAGTCACCGTGGCGTGGGAGGCGGACGCGTGATGCTGACTCTGACCTTGGCCGCGTGTGGAGCAGGCTTTGCCGCCGCCAGTCTGCTCCACACGCGGGGGCGCTCCCGATTCTGGTGGGCGCTCCTCGTGGTCAACGTGGTGATGGTGGGGGCAGCGTGGCACCACCTCTCGCCGCTGCTGAAGACCCTCGACGAGCTGTTGCGGCTGGTGCCGTAGCCCCCGCGCGGGGGCGGGGGTCTTCCTTTGCCCCTTCCTGCCGGGTGTCACCCCCACAGGCAGCCTGAGGGGCATGGAGGCCCCATGTCCCCCCTGACCCTGGCGCTGCTGCTCAGCGCCCAACAACCCACCACCTACTGCCCCGTCATCGTCTACCGGGACTACCACTTCGGTGCGGTCTACAAGGCCGTCCCCCGCCTGCCCACGACCTGCAAAGGCGCGGCCCGCGTCCGCAAGTCCAGCACGATCAACGTCAAGCGCAACGGTGCGCCGTACCAGCCCGTCAAGCCCGAGATCGGCGCCTGGGACGTGACCCGCACCAAGACCAACATCCCGCCCCGCGAGCTGTGGACCCTGACGACCTGGCGCTGGGAGTACTGGGACGGGAGCCGCTGGCGGGGGGCGCTGTGAGGGCGCCGCGTCCCATGCCGCCCCTGTTCTGGGATGGGGTGGCCTTCGCGCTGCGCTGGACGCTCGCCGTGGCGCACCTCGTCTTCGTCGCCTGTGTGTTCCCCCGGCCCGACCTGCCGGAGCTGCTGCCCATCACCTTCCGGCCCTTCGCCGAGGTCATGGACTGGTACCTGTGGGGCACCTGGAACCTCGTGGCCGCGCTGCTGTTGATCTTCGTGCCGACGCGCGTGCCGCTGGGGTTAATCAGCACGGCCTTCTCGGCCTATTGCAGCTTCGTGGTGGCGGCTGTCTACGCCTCGGGCGCGGGCCTGGTGCCGTCCACCCTCTTCTACTTCTCGCTTGGCAGTGTGGGCGTGATGCTGTTCGGGCGCTCGCTGTGGGCCTACATGACGCAGGTGCGGTGGTTCCGGCGGCGCGTGATGAGCCGGGGCCGGAGTGGGCATGGCTCAGCCCGGCAGTGACGTGTTCGGGCAGGCGGCGGTGTGGCTGGGTGGAGGGGGAGTCATCACGCTGCTGGGGGTCTTCCTGCGGGGAGTCCTCACCGGGGCCGCCGGGCAGGAGAAGGAACTTCGCACGGACCTCGCCGCCCGCCTCGCCCTGGTCGAGGAACGCCTCGACCTCGTGGAGAAGCGACTGACCATCATGACCCGCGAGCGCGATGCGTGGCGGCACCTCGCCCTGCAAGCCCGGTTAGAAGCCGAGCGGCTGGGCTACGACCGGACCAAGTGGCCTGACGACCCGAAGGGGGAGTGATGCGGATGCGGCGATTCCATCTGGTACGCGAGGAAGACGTGAGTGGGTCCAGCGGCTGCGGGGTCGTCGCCGAGGGCGTCGAGTTTCACGACGGAACGGCGGCGATGCGCTGGCGGGTGCCGCCCTGCTCGACCGCCCTCTATACCTCGACCGCCGACGTGGTGACCATCCACGGACACGAGGGCCGCACCGTCCTGCAATTCCTCGACCCCCCCTACATCCCTGGGCTGGACGGCCCGACTGGAGCGCCATGACCTTCGTCTGCAATCCCGTGCTGGAGACGGACACCATCCGCTACAGCATTCAGCCCGGCTGTGCCTTTCTCGACCCCGGCTACTACCCCGGCACCAAGCAGGCCCACAGCGGCATCGACCTCAACGACGTGCGCGGCGGGGACTCCGACCTCGGCAACCGGGTCCGGGCCGTCGCGGATGGTGTGGTCGTCGCGGCGGGGACGTTCCCGAAGTGGGGCGGCATCGTGCTGATCCATCACCCCGACCTCGGCGTGTGGACCCAGTACGGGCACGTCTACGGCATCACGGTCCAGGTCGGGCAGACCGTCCGCATGGGCGACATCATCGGTCAGATCGGAAAAATGGAGGGAAACCGGGGCTGGGCGCACCTGCATTTCGAGGTCAGGCGCTCGCTGCTGCCGCCGGACTTCTGGGCCTCGAATCGGTACAACACCCGCAGGCAGGCCACCGACTACATCCGCGAGCACTACCACGACCCCGAGGACTGGCTGGCCGAGCACGGGGCGCTGCGGACGCTGGCCGAGGTGGAGGTCGCGCGGGGGGAGCGGCGCGGCGGCGGGGTGGTCGTCGATCAACCCAGCCGGGCGGTGCCGCTGAACTGGTACCAGCTTCACGACGAGGCCATGCAGCCCCTGGAGGGCGAGTGGGTGTCGGTCGTCGAGAACACAAAGACGCGCGAGCGGCGCGTGGTGAAGGTCGGAGACAAGAAGCTCCGGGAAGCGGGGTTGATCTGATGGACATGCTGCAACTGATTGCCACAGTCGCGGCGCTCGCCGGACTGGTGCTGGCGCTGACCCAACTGCTGAAGGTGCACCTGGGTCGGAAGAACGCTAAGGGCGAGCGCGAGACGCTGAAGGGGCGCCGGGTGGTGGTGCTCTCGGTGCTGATCGGCGCCGGGCTGGGGGCGCTGCTGGCGGCCGGGGGGCTGGCCGACCTCGCAGACCTCGTGGCGTTCCCACCTGCGTGGTCGGGGGCGGTGCTGGGTCTGCTGTCCGGGCTGGTGGCCTCAGGGGGCAAGGACGCCATCACCGGCATCCAGATCAACGGCGCGAAGGCCAGGGCCAAGGCAGAGGCGAGGTATAACCCGGCCCCCATGCCCGACAGCACGGCTGAGTGGGTGGATGCCACCCTGAACGACTTGACGGGGCACTGACCCCTCGGCACCTGCCCCCCGCTTCCGGCTTCGGCTGGGGCGGGGGGCGGCCCTTTGAACCTAGTGGGATGTAACCCAACGGTGGCCGACGCTAAATTTACTTAAGCACTTTCTGGCCTTGAGGTATTGTCGGAGAGTGAAACAAGTAGCCCTTCTAACGCTTGGTATGTTTGGCCTGCTCACGGCTTGTGCCTCAGCTCCACAACCTGTAAAAACAGAAATACCATTTCAATTCGCCGGCTCGTGGGAGGGGACTTACGCGCGCGAACTGGCGAGTGGGGCGGGGACGCTCACACTGCAGCACGCAGGAAACAGAGTGACCGGTGAGATGAGACTGCGTGATAATGCCCGCCTCCCCATTGATGGCCAAGTCGTCGACGGACGCTTCACCGCAACGGGGACTACGACGTTTAGTGAGAGCACGACCACTTGCGCTTTCAATTTAAGGGCTGTAGGGGACCAGCAAACCGACACCCTCTTTGTGTTCGTCAAGTTCGTGGCTCCGTGTGATGAGTTCACGCTGCAGAACAGCTCTCAACTAAGTGGAATCTTCTTCCGGACAACGCGCAACTAAATCCATAAAGTTAGGCTAATGCCCCACCTTCGCCATGCGGCGGGGTGGGGCCTTTTTTGACTACCCTGCCCCTATGCACCCTGCTTCTCTGACTGCGCCCGAGATCGCCGACCTGCTCGCGCAGGCCTATGCAGAGGACCAGGGTTACGGGCACGACGGCCCCAGCGCTGAGGAGCGCACGGCCCTCGCGGACCGGCTCGGCTGCGACGAGACCCTCCGCGCCGAGGTGTGGGAGCTGCTGCGCGAACAGGTGGCCGACGAGGACGCCGCCGCCTACTGGCTCGACGTCGAGTTCGTCGAGCCGTGTCCGGGGGACGCGGGCCATGCCTGA